CTCTTGATCTAATTGATACTGTGTATAGCTTATCTAAGGTTTTAGATAGCTCTTTAGTTCGACCTGTGACAAGTGCCACTTTGTTCTCTAACGTGGTAAAAGCATCAGAGGCCTTAGTAATTCTATCTGTACCGAAGGCAAAACTGATTGCTGCCCCGATACCCACTATAGCTTTGTTAATGGTCTTCGCTGTATTAGCGAGAGAGTCCATTGAGGCTTCTAGACGTTTAAGCTCTCTTTTGGCACTCCCCGCATCAGCGGTTACTTTGATTTCTACACCACTCATGTTGTTTCCTTATTTTTGAAAAAATTGCCCCAAACAGAACCCGAAATATTATCAGGACCATCTAGGGCAATTCAGTGTTAGTTAGGGGAGATAATACCAATAGTCGAAAGAACCTGCTCAATAAAATAAGTAGGAGCCTGTTGACTATGGCCTTGGTTTAAATGTACTATGTGTTCAACCTCGTTGCTGATTGTACCAGCGTCTTTGAAGTTTAATTTACTTTTATGGTTTTTCCAACCTTCTCTTGCTTCTCCAGTATCTACTGGGGTAACAATTTTCAGTTGTTGTGTTGCGTAATCTATTCTCTCGTTTACCTCTAACTTGCCTTGCCGCAGAACCTCTTGCTCTATGCGACGTAGCTCTTCTTCAAAGTTAACTACTTTCAGACTTATCTTCATTTTTAGCTTCCAATAACCAATCTATATTACTACCGTCACCCTTAGAAGCTCTAAGCATATTTTCTAAGATGACACCTTTAGGAATAGCTCTATTGTCAACTTGCTTAGATTCTGCGTGTTGCTTTACGGCTCTAATTGTTGGGAAGATGTCTTCGGGAGATCCTTTGAAGCCTTGAGAACTAAGCAACATGAAAGTCCTCATATCTTCTTTATAACCGGGAGGTCTTCTTTTGAGGAATTCCGCCCACCCTAACAGTTCAGTGTAGGGCATATCTCTTTTCAAGATATAAACGGGCATCTTGATATTATATGCAATTTCATACAATATCTCTTCCTCATCAGTTAGTTTCCCTCTGGGTTGTTACCGATGCCTGAGAAGCTCAGAACCTTTTCGGACAGGTCGTTTAGCTCCGACAATGGGAAAGTCGAGAAGTCCTGATCACTAATCTCTGCGGCCCCAACTACGGCAATTCGTAGAATTTCTTTAAGGAGGTTCAGACCTCCGTCTTCGTCTTTAGACTTACCAGCGGCTTTAACAAGCTTCTGGATTTTCATAACTTCTGCAACGGATAGCTTTCGCACGTCTACGTTGTCGCCCATAAATTCTACGGACTTTGTGATGTTCTTACCTACGAGATGTTTCATAATGTTTTCCTTATTAACCTAATTTATCTTTTTCTGTGAATAGTTCGGAGTTGTTGGCTTGAAAGTCATCAAGCATTTTCCGGGTTGAGTGCAATACTGATAGTGTTTCCATGATCTCTTGACCCACGGTTGAGTCGTTATCAAAATCTTGGAAGCGTTCGAATGATTTACGAATACTGATATCTACGCTTCGACGCATATGACGGAATGTCGTACGCATGACGAAGGCTTTACTGAATGGTTTATCTTCCATTGAATCTCTCTTATAATGCGAAGGGCAGGCCCCTCCGAAGAGGGACCCTAGAGAACTTAAGCAGCAGCAATAGTAGCTGGGCCGAAGAACTCGGATTGTGTTGACAACGTGATTGTTGCCGTGTTGGTGTCTGTCAAAGCAGGATTAATCATAATCGCTTCAACTTTACCCAAGAAGTAGAACTCTGTGTTCTCAGATGCCACAGTAGCGGCAGAACCGCCAGCTGCATCTACAGCAGTAGCACACATCATAAAGCGGAATACGAGCGAGTCGTTACCGTTTGCGAGTGCGTGGAAGGCTTCCATGTCAGCAGCAACGTAGTTTACAGTTACTTCTAGTGTTGGAGCGTCGGATTGACCCTGAACCTGCGAAGAGGTCTTTTGACCATAAACAGGAACGTTTACGATGTTTGCAGGTGTACCGATTGCTGGGAATTCACGAACCGAAGGAAAGCGAACGTGGTCTGCGTCTGGTGTACCGGGAGTGGTACCAACAAACAAAGCCGCGCATTCAGCTGCGGTGTCTGTATTCGCTGGGATCGTACCAGTGAAGATGTCGATGTAGGTAAAGATACCTGCACCAAGAGAGGAAATATGTGCCATTAGTTTATTCTCCGAATTTTGTAAATGGAATTAAGTAAGTTGCGCTGTATAGCGACTTGTTGACAAGGTCGAGACCCCCCATACTAATATGGGAAGACTTTAAGATCGTGCCGTTTGGTAGTTGTTTATGTTGTAATACTAAATCTAACAGGTCAGCAATAGCCATAGTTCGGCCTTGACCTTCTCCAGCTTTCACAAATATTTTAACTGCCACTAAGCCAGATAGCTCTTTTTTAGCGTCATAGGCATAGTCATTACTACCAGAAGGCATGACACTTAGAAGTGTATACTCTGTTACTTGTGACTTAGACCCTTGATAGTTGGAAGGGTAGGTAGGGATTTTATTTGAAGTCCAGTTTCCCGAAGAAAACACCTTTTCAATATCTCTCAAAACTAGTTCATACATTAAGATTTCTCCTTGACCAACTGCAAAGTAATAATGTAGCCATCGTCGTCAAAATCAGTAATGTTGTAAACTTGAGATCCCACTGTCAAAGTATCATAATGATCAATCACAATCGTAGACTTCATCAAAGCTTTCGTAGTGAAAGGCCCATCAGAAGGTTTAGTGGTATTCTCAAGGAATACTGTGACAGTGATATCAGGGTAGTTATCGGTTTCTACTTCACCGGAAGCGAAGTTATAACTACCAACATCATAGTTTGAAAGAACTGCTTCTACTGCTAAGTCACCTATTGCCTTGAAGGCGATGTTGACTGCGCCTTTGATCTTGGATTTTAAGGACATTAGTTAGCCCTCCACCAAGAAGAACCCATACCACCTCCGCCACGCTTAATTAAGGGGCGAAGGGGCTTCATAACAGCAGATGGCCTCATAGGAGTACGAGAAACATCGTTGTTACTATCTGATAAGCTAATACTGCCTACTGAGATACTCTCAAAGGTTTGAGTAGTACCTGCTAAGAGGTCTTCATTATTTACCAGATGTAGGGCTTGTTCAAACACCGCAACTTTAATCTGTTGTGGTATTTCATTTTCAGCTAGTGAAATCACCATACCAAGGCGATGGTCAGCATAAACAGCATTCTTACGAGGCCAAGCCAAAGACTGAGAAGAACTAATAGCAGAGCCAATCCAAGAATTGTCGTCAACTAACTGTGTAGCTGTGACTAGAGCTTGATCTTTAACATCGTCGGAAATAGAAATCCACTCTGCACTATCGATACGAGTATCAAAGTATAGTGAAGCTTCATCTATAGTTACGTAGCTATTTTCATTGAGAACAAGTGCCATTAGTTCCTCCTAAGTTATTAAGCGTGGAAGATAGGCAGGATGCCCAAGTTCAGAGAGTCCATCTTACGGTCATAAGATGCTTTGTCGCCCATTGTTGCGTTAGTTGCGAAAGCGCTAGAAGAACCAGCCCAGTCATAGCCCATTGGGTGGTTGATGTAGCCCCAACGGTACCATACGTTTGTAGAACCACCACCAGTATAAGAAGCCGCGTTACGGTCAACTTCTACAGGGGTAGGCATGGAGATTGCAGTAGCGGCAACTGAGCCGGGCTTAATGACATAAGAACACTTAACGGATTCTGCAGTCAAGTCACCGGAAGCAACACCAGCAACCATTTGGTTTGCACGGGTCATTACCAAGCGGAACTTACCACCGAATACTGTTGAGAACTCTAGGTTGCCATCTTTAATACGGTCTTCGTCAACCAAGTTAGCGGCACGCATTTCGGCCATAACTTCTGGGGAAGTAACCAAGTACATGAAGTCTGGTTCGTAGTCTTTGAAGACTGCGCCGACGGAGCGGAACAAGCGTTCGCCACGAGCCGCGCCCATTGCGCTTGAGTCAAAGAGTTTACGTGCGTCGGAAGAACCAGTGGTCACATTGCCGTGCAAGCCAGCAGCGTTAATGTCCATGAAGAAGCCAGTGTTAGCTGCGTCTGTGTCTGTGTCAAAATCGATAACACCACCGTTACCAGTACCGCCTGCATCGCCAAGTGCAACTTCAGAAGCAGCAACACCTTTGATGACTGCAAGCAAAGCATCATGCTCATCTTGGGCGCGTACTTCAGAGAAGTCACGAGCGATTTTTGCCAAGCCGTCTGCTTTCGAAACGATTTCTTGCATGTTAACTTGCTCTGCACCGAACGTACGAACGGTCTTAACGAAGTTAGCAACGTCTGTGGCAATACCAGTGTAAGCACCGTCAGTAGCCGAAGACAAAGATGCAACGTTTACTGTTGCTGCAAGTGGTTTGTACCAGCGGAACTGGCCAACGAAAGATTCACCGGAAGCGTCAATACGCTGGTCGGCTGCAACAATGCCTGTACCATTCAGCTTTTTAGCTGTGGTGTAAGCTTCGTCAGAGTAAGCAGAAATTGCAAGCGCAATGTTCTGGAAGTCTGTATTTGTAATAGTCATTTGGAGTAGTCCTTGTTTGATCTATCTATTTATAGATTAAAGTTACCCAGCTTACCTTTTGAGGCAAGAGCTAGAATTTCTGTAGTAGACATTTCACCAATTTTCTTAGTGGTGTCTGTATTAACAACCCCGTTAGGATTGCCTGTACCTCCTCCTGTGTTAGATTTAACACGGAAAAGGAATGAGTTGTCTTCAGAGTCAGCGTAAGCTTTTACGTAGTCCTGAATATTTGAACCTGTTGAGTGCTGCCAAGCACCATCTTCACCTTGTACCAGTTGGTCAACGATTTCACGGCGAGCCATGTCGCGGGATTTTTCGCTTTTAAAGTCCATACCAGCAAGAGCATTTGTCAAGACACTATCACGTTTTAGACCTGTAGTTTCGGTCTTGTACGTTTCAATTTCTTTACGTGCTACTTCCAGTTCTAGTTCAAGGGCTTCTTGTAACTTGCCTTCTTCCTTCATACGAGCGATAGTAGCAGTCTTAGCGGCTGCTTCAGCGTCGGCATTCAGTTTGATAGCTGCGTCACGTTCAGTGGCCATCTTGTCCATATTTTCTTTCATCTTAGCCAAACGGCCAGCGACGATAGCTTCAATTTCTTCTTCAGGCGTTTTAGTTGTTTCTTCTGCTTTTAGTTTTTCAGCGGCTAAGCGTTCAGCTTCTTGCTCTTCAGCGAGAGTTGCAGCTTCAGCAGCTTCTTGTGCAGCAATTTCTTCAGGTGTCATAGTAATTCTTTCTCAAGCACAGCTTGGGGTTATAAGTTATAGTGAGTCACAGACTCGTTCAGTTGTTAGTCAGTATCATAGCTATTACAAATATTATGATAGTTTTATCATGGACCGATTCCATACCAATCGTTTCCAGTACGGATAGGCTCCATAATCTCTTTTGGTGTGATCTTATTAACAGGGTCAATAAGTCCGTCGTCTTTTGCTCTTTGCAGATAAGCGTTGTAAGTGGCTTTCGAAAGGCCAGCTTTACGCATTGCTTTTAGAGTTTTCTCAATAGTGCCTTCTTTAAGCGCATCTGCATAGATTTGCCGGAGGGCCCATTTAGCGGGAACCGCTTTACCTAGGTTTGAAAAGAAAGCATCATGGATTGTTCCAGTGTCTACTTTATTCTTTTTCCCCCAAAGGTGAAATTGTCTCACAATTACAGCATCGTTACTGTGGTTGCCATTAACACCAAGACCAATAGAAGCGTCTTGAATGGATTGACCAGACATTAGCTTACCATCTTTCGAAGGTGCTTCGTATAAGTTAAAGACTTTTTCCCCTGTAACAGGGTCTTTGAAGTCAATGCGGACTTGCTCTTTAACTCGGTATCTTTGCATCATTGTTTTACCATCAAAAGTAACCCAAGGTATATCTACAGACCCAGACTCTTTGACAAAGTCTTTAGCCAAGTCTTTCCAGAACCTAATAAATTTACCAGTTACAGGGACTTCTTCTTCCAGTTTTCTCGACATAATCTTAGAGATCTTATCAAACAAACGAGTACCAATAAGGTCTCCTGTTTCATCTGTAAGCTTAGCTAAGAATGTGTGCATGTCTTCGGAGTTCTTTACTCCATCTTTGAACTCAGCTCTTGCTGTTTCGTATAGAGACTCAGTAATAGAAGTACCTTCTTTTGAAGACAATACTACTTTACGTTTTAAATCTCTCAACTCATCAATTCGAGCCCAGTTCTTTCTGTCCATTTCAAAACTAATCTTGGCATCAATAGCAGACTTAAACTTATCAACCTCTTTAGTAGAGATCGCAATCTTACCTTTAGAAGCTAGAACTTTAGCAAACTGGTTAGCTACGTTAGCAGCTTTAGTTGCGTCTCCAGCACCATAAAAGGCAACCATGTTTTGATTCTTAGCAGCCTTCATAAGATCTGTCCAGTCTAAGTCCAACTCCGCTAACTCAGGGATAGCGAGAAAGTCAGGATCTTCCACTGTACGTTTAGCAATCTCATCATAGAGTCGCTGTTTCCTTGGAGTCTGTAGAACGTTAGAAAGCTCTGCAGCTGCACGATCACCAGTAGAAAGAGAAATAATCTGAGCACCAGAGGAACTAGCGTCATTCTCGATCATCATCTTAGTTTTGTATTTAGAGATTCGAGTCAGGTCTTCAGGTGTCCAACTGGTCTTGTCAGTTGTCATCTTACCTCCCATGTGATTATAGATACGAGTGTACTCAAGAGCTAACCGAGCAAGCTTACCTACTTCTTTATCTTCAGTAGCAGCTACAAGCGGATTAGAAAGGAACTCCTTAACTCTCCGGTCGGGCTGTGTTGTGTTTAGCATAGAGTTACCAATAGCGAGGAGGTTTTTCTCTTCGTCTTGGAAAGACTTCAGTCTACCCTTTAGTGTTAGAGTGTTCAAAGGGCTACCAACTAAGGCTCCGATCTGAACTTGAAGTTCTTCAATAGCATCAGCATCGATCGCAATAGCTTTTTCAGTGTTTAAGAAAGGCCTTACAGCTTCTCCTTTTGTAGGTGTCAGCAGACCACGGTGGTAAACTCGACCACGGAAGTCAATAGAAGCATCTACAGAGAAAGCTTGATTACGTTTTCTGTGGTATTTAGCAGTAGCTAGTACGCCACGACCATCGTTACCACGAGACAAGAATAACTTTTTCCATTCATTTACACTATCCCACTTCTTAGCTTCACCACGTTTGTCATTGAAATAAATAACACGTTCAGCAAAATCAAAGAACTCGTTATCAACCTCATATTTAGAGGAGGTAGCGTGGTTCAGCATTGTAGCCATGTCGTTATCTATTTGATTTTCATCGTAGTCAGCGTAGACCTTATCTGAAACCACAGGCATTGAGGTTTTACGGTCACGAGCATCAAAGTATTCCTTGTGCCCAGCCTTAGCATAAATCTTATCACGCGGGTGGTAAATACCAAATCGTCTAGCTGTACGGGATTTCTCCGATGTAATCTGTAGCTGCCTCATTGGGCCATTAATAATTGTTAACTGTCGAGTTACGTTAGTGCCTCGTAGTGACTTATCACCAGAAGGCAACCCCGTAGCTAAATCTATAGGAGATGAAGTACCAATATCACGTAGAGTGGTGGTACGGATCATGCCTTGCTTCTCTAAAGAGTTAATAACACGACTACCATCTTTGTGGAAGTCTTTTAAGCTCTTTGAGCGGAAAGGGTTTAGTGCACCTAGCTCTTCATCAAATATCTGTCCGATTTTAATGGCCAACATATCGTAGTCAGCGCCATCAGCGGTAGCAATAGCTTCCATTGACTTAGCCGTTGCTTTGATAGTTTTGTCTTTTAAGTTATCTAAGGACTGAGTACGATCTTTAGCATGTAGAAACTCTAAATCCAGGAATTCACGAAGCTTGCCCCGTGTTTTACTGATTTGTTGCTGCATCCAGGAGTCGGAAGGAGGCCTCGTTGCAAAGAAGTTTTGTAGTTTAACCTTTAAAGAGTATCCCGGAATTGCTTCTAACAGCTTGTTAGTTAGTTGTTTACGAGAAGGGTACAGCTTAATAATAGGCTGTGCGTAAGCTGCTAGAGGGGCCTTACCATTGAAGTAGGCCTTAGTAGCTAGTTTTACGCCTTCTTTACCGCGCCATGTCTCAATGTAGCGGTTATCATCGATTTGAGAATCAACAAGTTCAGAAATAGTATACTTCTTGTTAAACAAGTAAACAGCGGGATCGTCATCTAGTTTAGTCGTTAGACCTCCAAATAGCTTACCACGGTCAGCACTACGGTTGAACATGAGAGTAC